GGTGGAGCAGGTGCTGGTGGAGCAGGTGCTGGTGGAGCAGGTGCTGGTGGAGCAGGTGCTGGTGGAGCAGGTGCTGGTGGAGCAGGTGCTGGTGGTGCTGGTGCTGGTGGTGCAGGTGCTGGTGGTGCAGGTGCTGGTGGTGGTGGAGTCTTAGGAGGGTTGAATAAACTCTTCGGACCTCTCTTCACGGGATTTGGAGACCCAGGTGCACAGGGTTTGGTCGATACAAGTAAAACAAATCCATACCCTGAACTCTTAGGCGGTCGAGGAAAGGTTGGTGGTGCTGGTGCTGGTGGTGCTGGTGGTGCTGGTGGTCGTGGTGGTCTTGGTGGCCTTGGAGGTATTGGAGGCATGGGTGGAACAGCAACTAATCCAAATTTAGACTATAAAGGCTCAATGCCTTCCTCCGGAGGATTAGGTTCGGATGCAAATAGCCAGTTTTTCCCTTATTCTCGTCAACCTGGAGACATGGACCTCGTACAAGACCCATATCGAGTCTCACAACAATTTGCATCGTCGAGCTATTCCTTCAAAACGGAACCCGTTCCATTCCTAACAGATTTCTCAGCCTTCCAAAAGTAAACAATGTACACCTTCGGTCTTAGAAATAAAAATGGGTCCTGCTGGATTAATGCAGGACTCCAAGCTATCTTACGTATCCCTGACTTCCAGAAACGAGTGAATGATGAAGAGGAAGACCTCGACAACCCTGTCGAATCTTGCCTCGCCGAAATATGGGCGAGCCGTGGTGATGAGGGATTGAAATCCTTGTATGAATGCGTCAAGGTCTGTCCCTCCATGCCGGCAGGCGAAAGCATTGGCGACTCCCACGAGTTCATCCAGTTCCTCTGTGATAAAGTACCCTTCCTTGATAAGCTTACGCGCTTCAAGGTTGCGAACTCCATCCAGTGCGACCACTGCACCTACAAGGACATTCGTCCCGACACCCTCAACGAGTTCTCGATTACACCAGTGGGCGGTAAGCAAACCGTCTCCGATGCGATTGCTGAAACCGTCAAGCCACAAAGCATTCCCGATTGGACCTGTGAAAAGTGTAAGCAAAAGGGATGCCACAAACAGATGATGTTTGCTGAGTTCCCACAAGTCATGATGTTTCACCAGACATCCATGGGAACCACTACTCAATACACTCCCGTCATCGTCCTCAACAAAGTTCGCTTCGCACTCTTTGCGATTGTGTGCTTCACAGGAAATCACTGGTTCACCTGGGGTCGTAACCTTCCACCCGGTCAGCCGTGGTATCGATTTGACGACACACACGTTCAAACACACACTGCAAACTTTATGCCTCACGACGACCGTATGCGATTGCTCATGTATTATCGTATCAATGAATAAGTAAAGAATGTCGACAGGAGGTACAGGTCCAGCAGGGTCCACGACTTCAACAACAACACAAAATGCATCCTTCGCGACGGGAGGTACAGGACGAACAGGTCCAACCGGAACTATAAGGCAATCGACTCTGACCTCTGATATCTACGGGGTCTTTGTCGGTGCCTTTTTTATAGTTCTGTCTCTCATCGTCTTGTTTGTCACAAATTCCTTCATTGCAGTCTTAGTGCTCTGGGCTACGATTGCACTGGTTCTTGCCGTGTTAGTCTATTATGATTTTGTATCAATAGACCAACTATTTGGAAGTGAAATCGTTGAGGAGAAAGAAGTCAAAAAAGAAGTCGTTCCCGCCACTCCTGGAACTCGAACAAAACCTTCATTAGGAGGTGAAATCGTTGGAAGTGAAGTCTTTCACATCTACGACCAAGTCTTCACCTACGATGAAGCCCCCGCAGTGTGTGGAGCCTATGGAGCCGAACTTGCGACACTCGAACAAATCATGGAAGCCTATTCAAAAGGTGCTGAATGGTGTGGCTATGGATGGTCTGTGGGTGGAATGGCCTTGTATCCAACTCAACTTGAAACATGGAAACGTCTTCAACAAGAAGTAGACCCAGGAAAGAGAACCTTTTGCGGTCGTCCAGGCGTGAACGGTGGTTACTTTGACCCAGCTACAAAGTTCGGTGTCAACTGCTTTGGTTTCAAACCCGCAGGTCAATTCACTCCACCCGGTCCCGTTCCAGGCATAGATATGGTCAAATACAACTCCATGGTTGAACGTTTCAAGAGAATGCTCAAGATATTGACACTAGACCCCTATTCTCGTAACGAATGGTCTAAATACAAAAAACAAAGCACTGTTGAAAAGTTTGTTGGAGGAAGTGCATTCACAAACCCATTCAAACAGAGTTTTTTCACTCCTTTTGGAGTTCGAGAACATTTAGAAGGTGGTAATGGGTATGTAGAACCTTTGGGTGGAGCGTTGGGAAATAATGCTCCTTCTTGGGAAGGACCGTATGGAATTCGTGGAGGTAAGGGTGAAACAGGTGCAACAGGTATGAAAGGTGACCAGGGTGTTGGAGGTGCTCCAGGAGTTGGGGGACCTATAGGACCTCAGGGTCCTCAGGGTCTTCAAGGAAACAAGGGTGAAAAAGGCGACAGGGGTGAAAAAGGTGAAAAAGGTGACCAAGGTCTTCAAGGAGTTCCTGGAAGTGCGGGTTCTGCAGTAGGTGTAGTCGGACCTATGGGACCCACAGGTGACCGAGGTCTTCCAGGTGAGCGAGGCTTCACAGGTGCAGACGGAAAACAGGGACCTGAAGGAAAACAGGGAGCTGAAGGAAAACAGGGACCTGAAGGAAAGAAGGGTGATCCAGGACCGGCAACTCAAGCAACGATTCCTAGAACCTTAAATGTCGATAGGATTAATATTGCAGGTGGAAGTTTTGTAGGTGCAGAAGGAAATTTACAGTGGGTAGGTCCACAAGGTAAACATATCAACTTATGGGCAGCAGGTAATCATTCATCAATCATGACTCAAAGAACCAATGGAACGGATAATTGGTTTGGATATTAATCTCCAAACGCAAACAACGGTGGTACATCTCCTACACCGCGTCCATAGGAAAGTCCTCGAGTTCCTTTGAAACACAAATAGGGCATGCCTGGAACATGACGCATTCCTTCAGGACATTTCCTGTAACACAGTGCATCGACGTTTTCTCTATCTCCATACCCATCACAGGTTAACTGCTTGGCTCGTAAATCTCCACCTGTCAACCCACCCACACATCCAAAGATACTTCTCCACGCACAGTTATCCCACCTCAACTGTTTCTGACACAACAGTCCCCAGTCGTTCCATGGACTTCCATCGTCATATCGATGTCCTGAATCATAACACGACCTCAACAATAACACTTTTCCAATTCCTACATTCACTGTATTCGCCCAACAAACGGGGCCTACTCCATGGTATCCATCATCACAGGCTTGGTAACATAACCCTGCATCCAACTCCGACTTGTTTGCCGGACAGGTGTCAGGTGTAAGGGCAAAAATACGCTTTCCCTTTGCATTGGGTTCAAAGGATAGGATGTCTTCGTCGTTGAAGGGATTTCCATATTTCACGACAAAGGTTTCTCGGTAGCGTAATCCCAAAAAGAGAATCACTACAAGAACTAGCAGGAGTTCATACATTATTTTGTCGGCACATTTTAAGATGGAACCTGTTCAACCTAGACAGTTCGACCGACCCAAATGGAAAACACAAACCGAGATTCCTATCGCCAAAGGACAGGAAACATCCTATCCCTTTCAATGGCTTCTTTTCAAGCCGCAAAATCATGCCGTGGAGCCGTTTGTTACCAACCAAACTACACGAAATGAGAACACGAAACGAGTCTCAAAATAGCGGCGGGTTGTTTCGATCAACCGACCTATGGGTTATGAGCCCATCGCGCTTCCTCTGCGCCACGCCGCTATCTAGACTCCGTAGACTCTCTTTAAATAATCACCCGTCTTACAACAAAGATGGAAGTTGCCCTTCTACTTGGATTAGCTGCGCTGGGTTATAGCCTTGCGCCGCAGATTGCACGAATGCAAGAAGAACAACTTAAAAAGCGAAATCCAAAGGAAACCTTTATTAGTCCAGCTGACTTTCAACAGATGGATTCAGTGAAAATAGTCCAGTCCTCAGAAGGACATAATAACATGGTGCCCTTCTTTGGAGCCAATGTGACTCAATCCACGTACAGTGGTGCAACCGATGGAATTCTTGATACCTACACTGGAACGGGCAAGAACACCTTTTTTCATAAAGAGGAAGCAGGTGCGTTCTTCGAGCCAGAGTCTGCGACTGGCTTACCTTGGGGCAAGCAGGTCGAGACAGACTTTGAACAGTCTCGTATGGTCACTTCACTTGCCACCAAGAATGTGTTTCCCATTGAACCTGTTTTGGTCGGTCCAGGTGTCAACGACGGATACACCAACCTTCCTTCTGGTGGTTACCAACAAGATTCCATTCGTGAGTTTGCACTCCCAAGAACCACCGATGAATTGCGTGTAGAGAACAAGCCCAAGCTTACCTATTCTGCTGACCCTATTCCAGGTTCACACTTCATTACCGACATGGGTCTTCAAGCACCCGTCAAGAAGAACCGACCCGACCGTTTCCAAGTCTTACAAGAGAAGGATGGTTCACTCCCGCATTTGAACACTGCCGTCGGTCAACAGGTTGCCTCTGCAATTTACCCCAATCAGGTGATGAAGGTTCAACACCGCGAGAGCACCTCGGTCGAATACGAATCCCCTGCTCAATCCGCAGCCGGTGGTTACTTGTCCTACATTCGTGCCTTCACTGAACCTTACCAGGAGTTCATGCGATTGACGGTCGAGGGACGCCCAACACCCGCAGGACCTTCCGGTGGCACATCGGCATTGGCTGCGGGACCTCAATCCTACAATGTCCAAACCCATCGCGATGAGACACTCCTCAACAACTCTCGTTCCTTTGAGGCTCCACTCATGACCTTTGGTGGACAAGCACCTACCGCTGCTCAAATGGGTTCAGTCAAGTTCTTTGAACCACTCCAAGAAGACATCAATGTTCAACGCAACAACCCAGGAATCTTGGATGCCTTCAAGAAGAACCCGTATACACAGAGTTTACAGTCTAGTGCGTAATGGACTTATTAGGGTATTCCGAGACGGTGTTGGACATCTGTCTCGTCGGGAAGTCACGTCGTGAAATTCATACCATTCTTCGTCAAGTCTATGTCTATCCAACTCGTATTCGCATTTGTCCTTGTGTGACGGACCCGTGGGTTCGGAAAAGCTTGGAGTTTCTAGACGCGCAGTACAGCAATGAAGCATCTCATCCTAGACATGGGACGGATTGAAAACAGTCTTCTTCAACGACGTGATGAACTTGCACAAGCAACTTCATGGACGTTTAATCTTGTGTTGTTGGGCTTGGTCTTGTCAGGCTTTACCTACTTTTTATACGTCCAATACAACACTCATCAAACCGAAGTCCAAGAAGAGAAACGAATCCCCTTTGAACCGCAAGTATGGTATTCTGCGGTGCGAAATGTTCGTAGTGAAGAGTATGGACGGCAACTCCAACCTTTTGAAATTGAAACTCGATATGGTGTACCGTGATTTACCGATTGAAGAGGCGCAGAAGAAGTTTGAAGAACTCAAAGTTGTTCCACCTGAGACTGCGGTAGTTGAAGTACCGAAACCCAAGCGGAAGACAGTTAAAGCTTTACTTCCCAAGAGTAAGTAATGAGTACATTACCGTTCTCAAACAATGCGATTGGCGTGTTCGCATACGAAGGGTTTTCGTACACGATTTCCAATCCGGACTTAACCTATACGTTACAAACTGTGTCAAACTCGTCTGGGTTTGGACCCAGTCCTTCGGCGTTGTATTTCACTAAGAATGGGAATAACAGTTACACCTTTGCGATTACAGATGCATCCACCAATCTGACGGCAGGGACAAGTGAAAACTTTGTGCTTCAAACAGTGAGTGGTTCATCCATCTTAACGTCCAGTAACACGGTGACGGTTGGTGCTGGTCGATTCTTAGATGCGTCGGGTGTATCGTTAAGTAATAACGTATATACCTTCTTTAAGAATGAGCCTATCACACGTATTCGGTTAGTAGCTCCTTCATTTACCTTGAAACAGCCCACCTCCATTCCAACCTTACCTCCTGGATTGTCATTTGTAAGCAATGCCTCGAACATCTATGATATTAGCGGTATTCCATTGGTGACGGTTCCCAATAGTAACTACCAAATCATTGGAGTTCAAAATGGAGGGAGCAAGATTGTGACTACGAGGTTCAATCTGGTGATTAGTAATGAACGACTTCGGTTGAACTTGGATGCGAGTACGAACATTACAGGAATGACAATTGGAACTCCTATTACATCACGCACCTTTACTGCAATTCCTCCTGCAGGTTCATCGGTGGTTCGATATACATTTCCAACACTTCCGGATGGAATTACGGCACGAGATTTGTTAGGAAACGTTGTGACGTCTCCGTTCACACCCTTGGATGCTTCGTATACGATGGTCATTGGAGGTACACCCACATCGAATGCAGCGTATGCGTTTCGTAATGCAGGAGTCACTACCAATGGGTTGTCGTATCCAATTCAAGCTTCCCGAACTGTTCCAACTCCCCTACTTTCAAACAGTGAAACCTTGAACTTTAAGTTTGCAGAAACAGTGTTGTTTGATTTGTCGACGATTCAAACCTTATATACAGGTGTTCCATTGGTCTCAGGTCAAAACTTCTTTCGTGCAGCCACCTATTTCACAAGTAATGTAGATATCAGTAGCATCTTCTCACCGGATTTGCGGTCAGACTTATCACTCACCTTTGATGCTTCATTCTCCAGAGCCAATTTGATAGGTACACCTACAAGTGCAGGAAGCGCAAATTTCACAATTCGTGCAACCAATTCGAATAATGTCACACAAGACTATGTGACACCGATTACCGTGTCCAATGATATCGTTTCATTTATCAGTCCCACACCTGCAATCGACACATGTTACAACTTTATCTTATCGAGACCGGTAGACCAGGTGAAAGCTGGATATTATTCGTATCCAATTACTTTTGCAGCCGAAGCAGGTTCGAAACTCCCAGTCGTGTTATCCGCCCCAGGTTTGGCTGGAACGGGACTCTCATTGTCCAATGGAACGATTGTTGGAATTCCGACGTCTGTACTTCCACTTACATCGATTTCAGTAAATGCAACTGTGACAGGTTCACCTGCGACGGCAAGTCGAACGGTTAAGGTCTCTATCTTGAACGATATCTTCACGATTGGAGATATAGCGTCCAGTAACTTTGCGTTTATCCAGAATATTCCTATTACACCGTTTCAGATTCCCGTGACGACGTTAAGTGAACGTAATGTGATTAACTTTACAACCTACGGTGGTCCAACGGGAATTGTTGTAAACCCTGCGGGTGTGGTTTCAGGCACTCCGTTAACTGCATCTCCTAGTGCTGGAAATATCACCTTCGAACCGACTACGGGGTATGCGTCAGGTACACGAGATTTCAGTTTTAGTTTGGTTCCAGACAGTATTTTGTTAACGGTTCCACAGCCAGTGTACACCTTTGTTGCAGGGGGGTCTGTATCCATTCCAATTACAGGTACTTCATATAGTGGAGCCACCGTGAGTAATTATACAGTTACATCACCTAGTTACGGACTCACAGTAAATCCAACCACTGGATTAATCTCAGGCAATTGGACCGATAGTATTCCTCCAAACACAATTCTTCCTGCAAGTGGAAACCTTACTTTTACAGCTCAAGCAGGGAATGTTTCAGACACACTACCTGCTACCTTCACAGTGAATCCAATCGTGAAGCGATTTAGTTTCGTTTGGGCATTAGACAAGTTTTATACTTACGATGATGTTTCATGGTCTACCAGTGTAAAGTTCTCTGGAAAACAAGGGTTTGATATTCTCATCAAAAACAGCAATGTGAATGGTAACTTTGTGGTCGCAACTGCATCCAATACGATTTGGCGGTCTGCAACAGGAGAGGATTTTCTTCCTATCGATACCGACCAACTTTGTTGTTCAACACTCGCAGTGAAGCCTGAGTTTCCAACCTGGTGGTGTTCTGGAATCCGATTAGATGACTCTTCAGTACCACGCGCAGCCATCATTCACTCAGATGATAATGCTACCTCTTGGGACTTATTAAGCATCCTTCAAGATACTGCAAGTAATTACATGCTTGCACGCGATAGTAACTCGAACGTTGGAAATGTTTATCTCCGAGGTGGAATAGCACTTGCGTATGGAGACGGAGTCTTGATGGCAGGAGGACTCACAGATGATATTGGCAGTCCAGTCATGCTTCGTTCGTTAGACGATGGGTCTACTTGGGTAAATGATACTGTGGGAGGGTTCGTGAAAGAGACTGCGTATTATAACTTTGACAATTCAATGATTTGGGTTGCAACTGGTTCAAGTAGCTACAAGAGTATAGATTCAGAGACTGCAACCTTATCCTATACATTTCCAACCGATACCATCAAGTATTCGACGAATCAAGGTCAAACTTGGTTCAATGGGGGAAATGACTTTACGATGATTGGTTATGAAGTCATCTATGCAGACAATACATGGTTAGCAACGGGACTGGATGGTGTGTCTTCCAGTTCATATGACCTTAAACTGAAATACTCAACGGACGGAAGTAACTGGAGCAATGTGACACTGTTTACGACCGACCCGTTTAGTAATATGTCTACACCTATGATTGCTCCCTTACCCATAGGGTCAATGAACTACGATGGTTCAAATTGGAATGTATTTGTTCGGACAGAAGACTTGTCGGGTAATAAAACATTGAAACTTTATAGCAGTCCTACATTATCAGCAGCAGCTTCGGAATGGACAACTGAGGATTTAAGTGGGACCTTTCCAACAGATACAGGCTTGCGGATTGTTTCCTACACACGCCCTCAATACCTTCGTACTACTGGCTCGAACACAGACTTGGATATTTCATTGACCTTTATTACAGGAGATGTTGGAAATGGACCTATTGTGAGTTCACCGAGTTCCAAGTCCTTCTTATTGTATCAGTATATCCCTGTGTCAATCCAATTCGGAACTTCGGGTGGAATTGGAAATGTGTATTTTTTCGTAGCAGACTCAGACCTTCCTCCCGGTTTAGACTTCAATCCACTCACCAATGTCTTATCCGGTAACTCTGTGAATCTAGGTCCTGCATCCACTCTGATTTATGTTCAAGATAGTAGTGGTATTACAATTGAGAGACTGAGCTTTACGACCATCCTTCCTCGGGTGATACGCAAACAAGATGGTGCAGCTGCATACACTTCACTACTGAAACAATACACCGAAGTCTTGGCAGCTCAAAGTGGTCGCGACCAACGCATGCTTCCAAACCAAGAAGTGCGATTGGGAGAATTCATGTCACCGGTTCCTCCGACGGTCATTACAAATACATTCAATTCCGATTGTGCCAAGTGTATTGTAACCGGTGTGGACGCGTCTGGTGAAATCATCGCCATCGATGCAGGAGCGCTCTCATTGAAGATTGTTGAATTTGTGGATGCGAACGACGGTGCACCATTGGACGGTGGAAGTGCCTAATCAAATGTATCGGGTTACTAACAAATGTCGTCAGTATCTAGACGAATCCAACTTCGGCGCGATACAGCCGATAACTGGACGGCAGTCAATCCAATTCTTGCAGAAGGTGAGATTGGATATGAAACCACAGGATTTAAGCGTATGAAGGTTGGCGATGGTCGAAATCGTTGGTCCGCATTGGCATATTTCAATATAGGTCCTACTGGTAGGTTTGGAAATACAGGTCCTACTGGAGCAGCTGGTGTCGCAGCCAATACAGGTTCTACAGGTCCCACAGGTCTTCCAGGTCTTTCAGGTGGAGTGACCTTTCAATTGAACTATACTTCTGCGGGTCCTATCACATTTTCAACCGTGGTGTCTACATTGGCAGGAAGCTCTCAAGGGTATAGTAACCAACCAGGAACGGCTGCACAATTTGGATACCCTCAAGCGAGTGCGGTCGATAGTTCAGGAAATGTGTATGTTGCAGACTCAGCAAACCATGTTATTCGTAAAATTACGTCCGCAGGTGAAGTGACTATAGTGGCTGGAGGTGCACTGGTAACGGCGGATGGCGTAAGTATAACTGCTGGGTTTACAAATGGTACTGGAACGAACGCGCAATTTAGTGGTCCTTCAGGAATTGCAGTCGACCGTAATGGAACATTGTATGTGTCGGATAGTACGAACCACTCTATTCGTAAAATTTCATCATCAGGTGTAGTTACTACCCTTGCAGGCTCGGGAAGTTCAGGATTCGCAGACGGGATTGGAACGAGTGCACAGTTCAACAATCCATACGGTATCGTAGTCGATTCTTTAGGAAATGTGTTTGTTGCAGATGTTGGTAATCACCGTATTCGTATGATTACAGCTGCAGGTCAGGTGTCCACTTTGGCAGGACAATCTACTTCGGGTACTACAGACGGCACAGGTGCTGATGCAAAATTCAGAAGTCCTATTGGGCTTGCGTTGGATAGTCTTGGTAATCTCTATGTAGCCGACGAGCAGAATCATCGTATTCGTAAAGTCACCGCACAGGGTGGAGTATCTACTTTGGCTGGAAGTTCAGAAGGATTTACAAACGATACAGGAAGTAGTGCGCAATTCAGTTCTCCCAGAGGAGTTGCAGTAGATAGTTCAGGCACAGTGTATGTTGCAGATTCAGGAAATCATCGTATTCGTGCAGTGACTTCTACGGGTGTAGTAACTACTCTTGTCGGATTGAGTACCTCGGGAACCACGAACGGTTCTCCAAGTGAAGCACAATTCAATACTCCAAATGGCATTACTATAGGTTCTACGGGTGTATTTTATGTGTCAGACACAAACAATCATCGTATTCGTAAAATTGTCGTAACTCCTTCGGACCCAAACGCATTTGTTACCACTCCATTCACAGGAACATTAATAACACCATTCAATCCATCGATTACGTCAAGTTATATTGTGGTTCCCGAACTCAAAACAAATACACATGTTGCAACCTTTTCCATTCCAGCGGCCTCTTTACCTCTTAGTACTTCTGTGACTGGATTATGGACTATCGGGTTACATACAAGTGTTACAGTGCCTACAAGTCCTGCAAGATTCTACTTTGAAGCACTAGATGGTACAAATTCGATTGCAATTGGATCGACTTCCGTCCAAGCTTCTCCTTCTGGAGTTTCTACAACAACTCTATTGGTTCCAGGGCGTACCTATACAACTAACTTAACTCTCAAGTTGTATGCAACGACTCAATCGTTTAGTCCGTTAACAATTCGGTTCAATGGTGCAACCTTGTCGTATTTGAACACAACCATTCTTACAGTTGGACCAACAGGTCCTACAGGCAATACTGGACCCACTGGAAATACAGGACCCACAGGGAACACTGGACCCACAGGATGGACAGGTAATACTGGACCCACAGGGAATACCGGTAATACAGGACCCACAGGGAACACTGGACCTACCGGATGGACAGGTAACACTGGACCCACAGGAAATACGGGTAATACTGGCAATACAGGCCCAACAGGTAACACTGGACCTACCGGATGGACAGGTAATACAGGTCCAACAGGTAACACAGGACCTACTGGAAATACTGGGAATACTGGACCTTTAGGGACAGGTCCAACAGGGTTCACAGGACCTACTGGAAATACAGGGAATACAGGGCGCACAGGACCCACTGGTTGGACAGGGTGGACAGGGAACACTGGACCCACAGGAAATACGGGTAATACTGGACCCACTGGGAATACAGGTAACACTGGACCCACAGGAAATACGGGTAATACTGGACCTACAGGTGCTAGTTCAGGTGGTTTAGGAGCGAGTATGTTTCGTCTCAATTACACAACAACCCCTACTAATGCTGTCACAGTGTTTGCCGGAACAAACGGACTTCAAGGCACTGGAAACGGTGCTGTAGGTACTGGAAGACTTTTTGCTCCTTTGTCTCTTGCTCTAGATTTAGATGGTAATGCCTACATTGTAGATAATTACAGTTTAATACGCAAGATATCACCCTCAGGAACTCTCTCTGCTTTTATAAGTGGTAATGGAAGCATGAGAGGGTTATGTGTAGATGATAATGGTACTCTATTCGTATGCCAAGCTAACTATGTCCAGAAAATTACTTCGGGAGGTACAATTACAACATTTGCGGGACAAGGAACTGCTGGATATGGAGATGGTACAGGAACATCAGTTTCTTTCAATGCTTTATCAGACATCGCATTAGATTCAGCAGGAAACGCATATGTTACTGAAAGTTTGGGAAATCGTGTTCGTAAAATCACACCTGCGGGTGTAGTGTCTACTTTGGCAGGAAGTATAGCAGCATCTGCTGGAACTTCTGGAAATACAGATGGAGTTGGAACGAATGCCCGATTCAGTGCTCCTTCCGGAATCACAATCGATTCGGCGGGTTACGTCTATGTGCTAGACGCTGGAAATTACCGTGTTCGTAAAATCACTCCGGATGGAGCTGTGACAACTTTTGTAGGAGGAAGTACATACGGCAGTGCAAATGGTACAGGAACCAATGCTACTTTCAGTTTTAACCTTCGCAATATCACGATAGACTTACAAGGTGTCTTATATCTCGCAGATTATGGTAATGCACTAGTTCGCAAGATAACTCCTGAAGGTGTTGTTACATCATTTGATTCATCTTTAAACCCATACTGGCTTGCTACACAAAATAATACATATGGTAGTGTTTATGCTATCGATTTCCCTTACTATGTTGTTAAAAAGATTACAACTACTACCGATACAACCTATTCAAGTACAACACTTACAGGTACACTTCAAACTGACTTCGATACTCAACTAAATTCATCGTATATTACCGTACCAGCATCAACGAGTAATGCTAAAATTGCTAGATTCTCTCTTGGGTCCAGAGTACCCACTACACTTATTCTGCCTGGACAATGGATACTCAGTGTTTTTGCTACAGTGGGTACTCATACAAGCCCTGCATCGTTTTATTTTCGAATTTTGGATGGGGCTCTTGCTCTTTTTACTGCGAGTGCAACCACAAGTGTAAATTTAGCCTCACCCTTACAGGTATATACATCTAGTCTAAGTGTTTCGAGCCAAACTATTATCACCAATTTGGCAATTGAAGTTTATGCAACGACACAGGCTTCGAGTGCTCTTACACTTGGATTCAATGGTTTGAATGCATCTTATTTGAATACAACCGTTCTTCCTTTCTCTGAATCTATTGTTGCAAATGACTACCAATACCGATTCCCAGGTACATTGCTTAAGCTTGCTGCAATGAATATTCTTGCATTTTCACTCAATAGTACAACCAATGCTTCAACACCCATACCGTATGCAGTGACAGCAAGTGCGATTCCAAATAGCGCAAACACAGGCAGTGGAGGTTTTTGGTTAGCTCCTAAATGTCGCTTCATAGTCTTGAGTAGCGGTGTTACTTCATTAGACATTCTAAACAATAGTAGTGGATGGCAATACTTCTCAAACGACCTTACTGCTATAACGACTAGAACTTACCAATTATATCTCATCTAAATATATCAAATGGCATTTGTACCTACGATTCTAATTCAATTAGGAGTCACGTCTTCTATCGTATCTAACACTTCCGATGCGAATCCTCAATCCATGGAAGAGCTCAACAGCCAGTTTGGGTTCGAACAACCTTCTCCTCCCTTCACATGGGAAGAGTACTGTTCAAAACGAGATGAAGTTCAATTCGCATATGCACTTGCCCAGGTTCGTATTCGTCGAACCAAAGAGTTAACCGATACAGATTGGATTGAAATGCCCTACAATCGCGAAACCCTTGCAAATCTAGATGAATGGCTCACCTATCGACAGGCGCTACGAGATATCACTACGAATCTGACTCCGAGTGATGTTGTCTGGACATTTTACCCAGGTTCAATGCCCGAATTAACAGTAAACTCGTTGGATGCATTGACACGGCCGTCTATCGTCCGCAAGTGAAAAAGTGGGAGATTCTTTAAAGCTTCATCTCCGTAAAAGCTGCCATGCCTACATATCCGACTGGCTTCATGTTCGTCCACTCCTGTGTGGATTCGTTGTAGACTCCTTCACCCTCGTAGACTCGATTGGTCTCGGGGTTGACGTAGTAGGTCTTGCCTTCGAAATCTACCTCTGTGACCTCGGCTTCAACCTTGCCATCGGAGCGTGAGGCTACGAAGTCAGCTACATGAGCTTCTGTGGTCTTGGCGTGGAACTCCTCGTTAGAGAGGCTGTTGACGTATTCGAGCAACTGAGGTTCGAGTTCCTTTGCATGCTCCTTGTCTGCGGCTTTGAGGTGCTTGCGCCAGGTTGGGTCGATTTTAGCGAGGTTGGCGTTCTCTGGAACTGCGGCCTTCTTGGCTCTGGGCTTCTTCTCCTTGGCAGGAGCAGGAACTGGTTCAACTGGTGCAGGCACTTCCGTAGCCACGGGCGCAGGTGCTTCCACGAGTGGAGCTTCGGCTGCCTTCTTAGCTTCCGCATTGGCTGCTTTCTTGGCCTTCATTGCGGCCTTGGCTTCTTCGGTCATGGGTCCACGCTTCTTGGTGGGTGTAGTTGCTTCCACGACGACAGGTGCTTCTACGACGACAGGTTCTGCGACAGGAACGGGTGTTTCAGCCTTCTTTGCAGCATTGGCTGCCTTCTTAGCCTTCATTGCGGCTTTGGCTTCTTCGGTCATGGGTCCACGCTTCTTGGTGGGTGTAGGCACTTCCGCAGCCGCAGGTGGTTCGACTGGAACAACTGGAACGGTAATGTGAGTGGTTTCGAGTTCGGCTTCGGGGAACAGTTCATTCATCAGGAGTTGGATGAACTGGTCGCGAGATTCAATGGCGGTCTTTGAATCTTCGTGATTGAGGAGAGGGTTCTCCTCGGAGACTTTGATGATTGCTGAGATGATGAGTTGTTTGAGAGACATTGTATACTTGGGAGGGGGGAGGTTAGTATGTCTGAACAACACAAATCCGTTTTGAAAAGTTGGCAAGAGCAAAGTCAATGGAACCCAAAAACCGACCTAAAAATCCGAGCCAAGAGGAATCCTATGGACCAACTTTTAAAAACGGATTCATTCTCGTCAGCCAAAGCTACCTCCATGGCTAATAAGACCATATACCGGCTGACACCCGCAAATGTCCGTGTTGGAGTCGACTCACGTAAAAGGGTGAACTCTGTGGTGCCTCGAGGGGTGTCCAGGGGAGACAATCTGTCTGTGGAGAAAATCACAGGCTTAGGGCATCCCGCCGTCATTAACTGGGATACAGACTCTCGCTCATGGGGAGACATTGTATTGAACTTTACACAGCCGACACCGGTTGAAGTTCAACACAAGAAAGTAGATGTCGAGTATGAGCTATACTGCGACATGGTTGCAGAGCCATGGAAATACGGCGACTGCATCGAAGACTGGCTTGCACTCGACGCGAAACTTCGCAACAGTGAGAAAGTGAAAGCCTTCTGGGCAGAGAAGGCAAACAAGGAAGCCAAGGAACTTGCCGAAGCTCAGGCCGTCTGGCGAAAGGCGTTCAAGCCGATTGCAAAGCAGTGTGCAGAGCATGCAACCACTCTCTCCATCTGGAAGTATGTTCTCGCCTACAAGGCTCGCAGAAACACCGCAGTCAAGAAGATTCAAGCACTCGTGCGCGGATACCAACTCCGAAAGAGTACACGAGCCAAGTGCTGCTACTGCTCAGCATCATGCGACTCCAACTTCTGCAACATCGAATGTCGTGTTCTCTTCGACCGAGAATGCTGGTAAGTCTTCAAAACGGAACTCGACCTCTGCGTCGTTTTTCACTTCACAATGTATAGCCTACAAAACGCAGTCGATGATATGATTCAGGATATGGATTTGGGAGACCATTATCAAGGACGGATTGAAAATGACCTCATAACAGTGTTTGCTCGCATCAACCCTCAGAAGCAAGTGGTCTTTCGTGTCACACATGAAAATAAGGTTCATGTCGAAATCGTTCGCCAAAGCCAGATATCCCCCTTGTTCGCGCAGTTGATTCTTGAGAATCTTGCCATTCAATTGGACCCTAACTACTTCATGTAAAGAGTTTCCTGTTTTTTACATAATGGGACTGATTCGATACACGACCTCAGTCGATTCGGATGTCAACTACGACCCACGTACGTTCGCGGACGAAGTTGCAATCTATTTAGCGGACCCTGAGGGTTGGGCCCAATGGCATACCTTTGTGGTTGGAAAGGGAAAGACCATTCGTTTATCATCACCACATACTTTGAAGAAAGACTGTAGGAATGATACACTTTCATGTGCGATATTAGGTGGAAACGAGATTTGGTTGAACTCAAAGCTATGGATGGAAGGAGCAGCACCTTCCAAGTTACCCTTGGAACGCTATCGGCAATACATGGTGACGCATGAGATGGGCCATTCCTTGGGCTATGAACACGCCACTTGTTCCTCAGGTCCTGCTCCAGTGATGATGCAACAAACCTTGGGGATTGGAAAGTGTTCTCCGAATACTGCGGTCACACCAACAGACCTTAGTCGGTTACTTTCAAAATCATCACACCGCTCACAATGAGGGCAATCGCAAGTAAGTCGTGGAAATGAATGCTTTCTTTGAAGAGCAAGATACCCACCGTGGTTGTAGCCATCACGGACATTCCAGACCACAATGCGTTGGTCATTGCCATTCCAGACGTATTCATCGTCAATCGTAACATGTATCCAACGGCTGCATAGAACAACACACCGACCGCAAAGAAGGCTGAGTTGTCAATGCTTCGCTTGAAACAGCTCATGGCCAAGGTTTCAAGCATTACAATCAAAAGAACATACCAATACACGCGTGGAATGCCCATTTATGTAAAGGTGTGATTTATTGCATACGAGTTGAAGCATCACGAAGAATGAGTTTGGTATCCATGGTTGCAGGTGAGAAGAAGTTATCGACTACCTTTTTCACGACTTTTTCATCGAATGGTTTGCATGAAAAGACATCGAGATAGATGTCATCGGTTTCCTCTACGAAATGAGCGCAAATGTTAGAGGTCTCAATCAATTGAACCAATGTAAATCCCTTCTTATTACCGGTTCCGAACATGACAATCTCAGGTTTTCCGTAAGGAACCATATCAATTTGGTTCACAAGTGTAGATGTGAAGACGCCAATGTGTTGTGCAGAGCGAATCGAGGCAGGAATGCAGTTGCGTCCGTTCAAAATCAGATGGTATCCCCAATGAGTCATATACTATTAGGACATTTAGTTGCTGTAAGCCAGACCGCCCATACCGCTCATGATACGGAAGATGTTGTAGTTGACTGCATACATACGGAAGTTGTAAGGGTAAGTCTTGCTGGGGTATGAACCCGCAGAACCAATCGCGCTGTCGTACACCAAGGTGGCAGTGTCAATGCGAGAGAAGTTGCAAGTGCCAGATGGCTGGTGCTCCTCGGGACTGATGGCAAAAGAATACACGTTGATTGGGTTAGGAGATACTGGAACGACGGCAGTCTGGTTTGCTAAACGAGTGAATGCACCGCCCGTGTGGTGTTGGTAGGGTTGAACCTTCCAGAAGTAGTCACCAAATCGCTCATCAAATCTATCCTGACCGTTGAGTTGGAGACGAGCACGGTTAACGATATCGTTGTAGGTGAACGGCAGTGTGTATGCAATACCAGTTGGAAGAGAACAATCAGTATAGCGTGCATCTTGGAAGACCCAGATGAGTTCCTTGACTGGGTGATTCAAGGTCAAGTCAATGCGTCCAGAAGAGGTTGTAATGGTTTGCTGACCTGAAAATTGAAGTTGCTCAATCAAATACTCGTGGCTTGCCTGGGCGAATCGTCGGCGCTCCTCAACATCCAAATACACATAATCAATATAGAGTGCCATGTCTTTGAGTGCAGGGAGAGCGGCTGCGGCTGCAGCGAGTTCAGCGCCTGTTGCACCTGCACCTTCGACGAGGTTGATACTATCTTCAAGTGTAATGTTGAATCGCACCTCGTGGTATTGAAGGGCAATTAATGGAAGCGCTAGGCCTGGGTTACGATTGAACCAAAACTGGAGTGGAACATACAATACATCAGGGCGTCCTTTACAGGATGTTGTTGAAGTATCTGCACTGCTGTAACTACCTCCGACCAAATTGTCCAACTTGACAGCAGTGTCAAAGTCTGCGGTCAAGGTCTCCCACAAGTAGAGCCACTCACCGTAGTGACGGTCAATGATTTGTCCACCAATCTCAACCTCAATCTGCTTGAGCAAGAGGTATCCGAGACGGCGTTGTGCACCTCCCGTCCACTTTACTGCTGCAGATGCATCCGTTGCAGGTAGTGTGACCTCGACATAGGTCTTCCAGACAAGGTCTGCATTACGATTGACAATCGCTACGACGCGTTGTCCGTAGGTGGGCATACCTGTGAAGTTGACGCGGAAGGCCTCCACGGCAAAGTTGGTATGACGCTTGAACAAGACCTTCCAAAAGGTAATGTGAGGATTTCCAGTGATATACGCATCTTGTGCACCATAGGCAACGAGTTGAAGAAGACCACCACCCATGTATGTTTATATTCTCCGAGGATAAATTCTACTTCAACAGCGTCCGCGCAACAAAGTGTTCCATAAAGACAATGTACGGTGGTAAGTTTCTTGCCAATGGTGCAGATACGTGTGTGTATGACCCTCCTGTGAGTTGTGACCCTCCCAATCCAGGAATCGATGTTCAAAACAAAGTTTCACGCATTGTGTCGGCTAATTCGGGTGAACGAGAGAAGCAAGCATTTCTTCAAAAAGTGATACAAGATGTCGAACCTGTGTTTCCATCCATTCGAGACTATGTGAACTTTGCGACCGATTCGTGTACGCCTAAATTCAAGCCTGAAGACGAACAACAATCCTGTAAAGTCAAAAACCTTGCGAGTGGGCAACTTGTGAACCTCATCACGCCTAAACAGGGAAAGGATTTTTTCAGACTTCAGGTCACTCCTGACTTCAAAGTGAAGTTTCCAACCTACATGATGTTGCTCGCAACTGCAATGAGTTATCTGAATGAATATGGACTCATGCACACCGACTTACATGGTGCAAACATTGCGTTGATGAACAATAAGTTGGTGGCCCACGATTGGGGACGGTCTTTCGACAGTCGTAACGAGAAAGTGCTCAATAACTATTTGGAGTGGGCCAAACGCACAAGTGCATTGAAGAATCGAGCTGAATATCGCTACATTGTACCGATTCTCGACAATAGCGGATACTTCCAAGGACTTATCAATCGAACTACGAAAGCTGGAAGAAATAAACTACAGATGGTTCTCACTCGATCATGGGATACCTTGGCATTGATAGGAACCTCTGAATATGAAAGTCTTATCTCCAAGGATGCAGTCAACAAGTTCTTAACTGCATTTGTTCGTATTGTAGCACAGGAAGGCGGAGACTTCTCTGTGCGTCTGCGTGAAATCATTCCTCTTGCGTTCGTATCGAGTTCTGTGATTCCACCGGTTGTGTTACCTCCTCCACCACCGATCAAAGTCAAAAAGACTCGAAAGGTGAACTCGAAGCCCAAGAAGACTCGGAAAGCAAAAGTGGTTATTGCACCTGCGGTTCCACCTCCTGTGATTTCACCCATGGTTGCTCCTGTGGTTCCACCGCCCGTGGTTGTGCCCCCTGTGGTTGCGCCTCTACCGGTCAAAGTCAGAAAGACTCGAAAGGTGAACTCGAAACCAAAGAAGACTCGGAAAGTAAAAGTGGTGGTTCCGCCTGTGGTTCCGCCCGTGGTTCAACCACCCGTGGTTCCACCTGTTGCGTCAATCCCCAAGTCCATGTACGTCAGTAAGTCTACTCCAAATCAAGAAGTGGCTGAACTTCGTGAAGACATTGCAGCCTGTGATGAAGAAGTGTATGAGTTACGAAAGAAAATGCAAGACATTGCAGAATTGACAAAGCTCGGTCCTCGACGAGGTGGAACTTGAAGAAACTCTAGACGATAAGTAATGAAAACTCGTATCTCCTCCAAGTTTGATAAGTGTGTCAAGACCGTGCGAAAAACGGTCAAGGCTCGTAAGGGTTCTAACAAGGAATCCGCAGCGATTGCGATTTGTACCAAGTCGGTCTTACAGACACGAGGACGCACCATGAAACGCTATCGCAAAGGACGCTTGACTACACAGAAACTGAAAGTGCTTGTTTAGCCGCTAACTGTTCAGCCTTTTTGCGTGTACTTCCACTTCCGTAGGCTAGGTGCTTTCCATTCGCATCACACACCGCAACGCGTATCTCATTCTTCTTTGGGTCATTCGATAACATCTCATACGTCGGTGTCAACTTCAACTCACGCTGACAATGTTTCTGAAACAAGTCTTTATAGTTTGTAGTCTCATGAATCACTTCTTCAATGTCTAGGTATGCCTCCATCACAGAGGTTACAAAGGTATACACGATATGAAACCGATTACCGCAGTCGGTCCACAATGCACCGATAAAGGCTTCAAAGATATCCCCTAGTTTCTTGGTATTGTTACGTCCTGCAATCGCAGGCGATTCTTCATTGTGACGAGAGATGACGTAGAATTTGTCGAGACCAATCGTCTTGGAGAGCTGACCGATACATTCATTGTTCACCAACACCTTACGGGCATCGGTTAGGAATCCCTGCTTCTTCTCGGGGTACTTCTTACGAAGATACGTCGCTACACAGACACCCAACACTGAATCACCTTCAAACTCTAAACATTCATACGATTCATCTTGAAGCGGCATGACCCCATTTGGACACGGTGCAAGTTGTGCTGGCGTTCCATCGGGGGTTGTGTAGTCCGTTCGTCGGACATAGGTTGTGTGGACCATCGCAGTCTGAAACACTCGCACATTCTGTGCTCGATAGTGTGGCAAACCGTGTTTATGAAGGAGTTTGTGTATATCACGTTCAGTGAATGGGCGATTGGCAGAGTTGTAAGGACAATAGGATTCCATTACAGTCTATTGTTGACTTGATTTAGGTCCGTTTTAATAATATTGAGGAAACACCATGCGCAAGAGGGTGTAGACAACGCCGAAGACAGCTGCGTGTGTGACAACCTGAACGAGGTGAGATGAGCCTGGGGGGAGCGACAAAAGAACACCAGGGGACAACAGAATGAAGAGAAGCATGGGAACAATTACGTTGAGGTCCATTTGTATACTATCATTTAAAAATATCTTGCGACAACATCATACATTAATGGAAAAAGCTTTACTGACTCTGACTGCCCGTGTTGTTCGCGCCCATCGAGAGATGGCACCGTGTATCGCGAGAATCCATACAGGGTTCATGGTAGAAACGAATCTACAAACTGTGGAAAAAGACCTTCAACAACTGCAAGAGATGCTCCGACAAATTCGAGAAGCACAGAAAGCACCCCCCACTAGGACCTATCTCTCACTCAAGTAATGCTTTCAATTCAAATGAATATTCATCTGCAACCAATGTGCGTTCATGACGACGCATAATCTCTTTCATTACATCTTCCCCATGTTCGGGAAGAATCTCAAGTAAGTAGTTCTGGAGTTGCTTCTTTGAAAGCGACCACCCCTTCTTCCATTCCCCTGGCTTTTTCACTTGAAACACCATCTTGGACGCATTCAGTTCAATCTTTGCGGGTAAGGTGCTCTCGTTGTATGCAGCGGCTAAATCCAATTCAAGGGTTTGTCGATGTTCGCGAAGGTCTTTTGCGCGAGTGTTTACGTCTGCGAGTTGCTTGTTGTTTTCCAAATAGCGAGTGAGTATTGGTTTTAGAGTGTCCATACAGTCTCTTTCTTCTACGACGAGTTTCCGTTTTCTTTCCGCCGTTCTTTCCTTCTTTGACTGAGGTCCGTCCTATATATCGTTTCTCAGTTTTACTAAGCTCTCTTCCAGTCTCCTCTGACAACTCCGAACACGAAAAGTCAAAGAGCACTAGGTTCTTTACACCCCTTTCCTGTAAAAATGTGACAATCGTGGATAACCGAAGCAAAAACTCTCCTTCACTCTTTGTAGAAGCTCGAGTCATAGTGGCCCCAGGTCTTTCCGATACAATCAGTGAATGAATATCCGGTTCACCCACTGCATTGAGTGCAGTTATCTTATAGTCGTCAACATTTTTAAGCCCTTCACCACCCGACCTACCAAACTCTTTATTAATGATAGGCTTCTCAGATTCATACTGTACGACTTTAAACCCTTTATCAGTGTAAAGAATCATATTGTGCATATCCACATCTTCTTGCTCTTTCAATTGACTTCGGATAGTCGGTAACGTGTCGGATTCTAATGTTTTTAAAGACTGAACAAGGGGTGCGAGTTTAGAGACTACCTCCTTATACGTTAGTTTTGGATTACCGAACACTTTACGGATAGAGGCATTCGCTGTTGTTATTTCCTCTTCCGTAGTTACGTTACAAACACCCGGTGTTACTGCACTTACTTTTAATATCCGCATACCTTTTGGGACTGTAAATTCCGTTACAGCTCCATTTTCAACCGGTATTAGCCCATGAAGGGTTATTGATAGAACCAGTGTCTCTGGAAACTCCATTAATACTAGTGTATAAAGTATCCGAAGTGAATAAGGGATGTCGGTCTTTGACGAAGACGAAATCGAACGACTACGCCAAGTCTACAACAAAGAACATCCACGTGAAGTTCCTATTTCGAAGCAGTCCGCAGAGGATACATGGAGAAAACTCCAAGACCGCTTTCGTGAAAAGTGCAAGACCGGTCGAGCTGAATGCATTGTGTCTAGTCTCTTACGTAGACCCAAGGCACCGAAAGAATGGTCGTTGAACCGATATGAATGGTTGTCCTCCGATGACATTGATGCCGTCGAGCATAACTATACTGAACTCTTTGCGGATTATCATTACATTGGCACCGTACCTATCGACTTTGACTTGAAGTCTGAAACGCAAAAGTGCTTGGTGTCTGCCTTGTGTTCCATGAAACTCAAATCACTCTACGACAAAGGAAAGCAGCAGTTTGGCATTGTCATCAACACAGACCCACACGATGGACCGGGTCAACATTGGGTTGCGGTGTTTTGCGATGTCCGCCCCGAGTTGGAGTTTCCTCGTGTGACCTATTTCGATTCCTACGCGTCTCAACCCGAGAAGGAAATCAAAATCTTGATGAAACGATGGAAAGACCAGTGGGATTCCACAGGCATCCATTCCAAGCCTATGAAGATGACCTACAACAAGACACGACACCAATACAAGGATTCTGAATGTGGAATGTATTGCTTGTATTTCCACTACGCTTGCTTGATGAACTTACCCATGAGTCAATCCATGCCGGATGAGGTGATGAATCTCTTTCGCAATCTGTTGTTCACGATGCCCAAGAAAGAATCATCCGCAAAAGAATAATGGAATGGCTCATGATTGTGCTTTTACTTGTCTTCATTGGATACCTCTTACAGGATGAGTCCCTTGGAGTCCAACCCGTCTTGATGAGTCGCAAACGACTCTGTGATTACTATGTGCCTGGGTCTGTCTTTGAAGACATTCCGTCTGCACTCGCTCGTGGTATACGTCTCTTGGAAGTCCATGTGTATTCGGACGAACAAGACCATCCAGTCGTTGCACGTCAACCACAAAATGACGGATACGACTATGCGACCGATAACATCACCTTTGAACAGGTCTGTATCCTCATTGCAAACGATGCGTTCCCGTCCAATGACCCGTTCATATTGTCCATTGTGCCGCATACCACTAAGACACTCGTATTGAACCGTATCGCTGAACATCTGATGACGACCGTGCGTCGACGATTGGTCTCAACGACTAAGAACATACCTACCCTTCCACTGGATAGCTTGAAGGATAAGGTCTTGATTGTGTCAGGAGGCACACAGGGAACCGATCTCGATGACTTGGTGAATCTCTCATGGACCGAGTCTGGATTGCGCCGTCTCACTTATCAACAAGCTCTTCATTCACGGGATGAAAAGGAGTTGATACGATATACTCGTGACCATATCGTCATGGTCGCACCGGACGCCGAACTCCGAACGGTGAATGTTCGAAAGGATAAACCCTTGGCTCTGGGATGCCAGTGGAACTTGTTTGATTCGAGCAGGGGTGGGTTCCACGAAAAACCTGAGGCGCTGCGTTCAGAATCTTTCTTACCTACTAAACAAAATGAGTGAATCAATGGAAGGAGGCAAGAAGCGAAGCGCATGGATGACACACGTAAAGAAGACCATGAAGGCCAACAAGGGTAAGAGTCTAATGCAGGTCTTGAAGATGGCCAAGAAGACCTACAAGAAGACCATGCGTGGTGGCATGACTACAAGTGCTGCCCCAGGTGGTGGTAGTGCAGCACCCCTGTCCGGTGGTCGTCGTCGCAAGGGCAGCAAGACCAAGAAAAACGGTTTCAAGCTCTACTAAACAAGTTTTCTTGACAACTCAATAAAATGGCAAAGACACGACGCGGTGGTGATATGATTAGTGAAGTCTCGCAAGGAATGCCTGCGCCTCCCTCGGCTCCGATTCATAAGAACTCGGCTCCCGCACCTCCCTCAGTCGAACCCTCTTCAAATGAGTCAGGTCGGATGTTTGGACCCGTTAAGAGACCTCCTGTCAGACCTCGCGGTCGTCCAACTCTTGGTGGCAAGACATCCAGATGGACCAGACATGTCAAGAAGACCATGCGAGCCAACAAGGGCAAGACATTCCGTGCGGTTATGAAGCTTGCCAAGAAGACCTATGGAAAACGGATTTAAATTGTACTAAACAAACCGACTTCCCCCCTGACAGAATGGACCAAGACCCTAAAACTCGTAAAGAAAGCAAGAAATCCGCAAAAGACAAAGCCAAAGGTAAGGACACATGTTACTCTGCGAAACATGTGCGCCAACTGGAAGCCTTGAAAGACAAGAAGAAGTAACTATAATAAGGATTTATATGTGACACGGCGTGTCATCGTATGGTCTCGTTGCTTCGTATACTTTCCTCCACCCAAACGCCTACACGTTTTTCCCTTGTATGTCTTACGCGAGCAACCGCTCTTGTAATACGCCAAATGGGCCATGTAGCCACGATAACTCTTCATAGGAACCTTTGCAACGCTTGACAACTCGTGAAGAAGTCCATACATCCACTTGGTATAGGTTTTTTGATTCTTCAAGACGGGTTCGTGGGCTTTGAGGTAGGATTGAAACACACTGCGGAAGCTTTCAAACGGATACGCATCGGCTAAATGATGAATGAACTCGCGTTGAGTCGACATGTCTCGCGGCTCGGGTTCGGCTGGAAAGTTATACGCAATCGCCATCAAGAAGTCTCGTCCAGGCACTGCCGTGGGTTTCATGGCGTCATACTGTCGTTTCACGTCTTCAAAGTCGGGGTCTGCCTCAGGACAAATCACTGAGGGGTCGTCCGAACACTGCCGCCGAAGCTTGTTATTAACCTTATTGTGCAGGTCGTAGAGCCACCGCCCATAGGGCTTGGTGGGAGGGTGTTTCTTCACAAACTCGGTCGTCGACGCTCGGCAAAAGGCACAGGGCAAAATATCCTTCATGTCGTCCAATACTTCTCGTGGCGAAGGTGAATGAAACGCAATCAAATGAAGGAGTTGCCACCCAGACGGCCCCCAGAATCGGGTATCCATTGTTCACTTACCTCCAAAAGATTATCCGTGCTTCTAAACAAAATGTTAGACACAAAGGATATCATCATTCTCACAGCGGCAGTCTACCTCGGTTCAGTGGTGTCTCGATTCTTCTCTGCACTCACAGACGGCATCATCGCCCCTCTCCTTGCCCCTCTCGGAAGCAAGGGCTTGACTGAATCCGTCGTGGTCGTCGGCGGTGTCACCCTCAAAACCGGTGAGCTCTTAGCCGCCACCATTCAGCTCATGATTTCCTTCGCCATCGTCGTCTATGCCATTGGCGTCCTCCGCACCTACTACCTCTCCAAGATTGGTGCCAACCGACAGCCGTAAGAAGGAAAAATAGTTCAATAGAATAATGAGTTTCTTCTCTTCGTTTCCTTCCTTCACATCACCCTTTAAGCCCGCAGACCCTGTCGCAGCTGCACAGGCCAAAGTGGATTCCGCACAAGCTGCATTGACCAAGGCAAAAGAGGAGGTCACTCGACTCGAAGGAGAGTTGAGCACTGCCAACACCGAATTGAGTCAAGCCAAGTCTACACCTCCTGCTAACACCGTCGATGGTGTCAAAGGTGGTCGCAAGCGCACCTACCGTAATAAGGAGAAGAGACCCGCTAAACGCCGCCGAAACGGAAGGCGGTCCATCCGTTCCTAGGGTACTTACCGAATCGTTCCTCCAATCGCTTCTTCAAATCCGTCGCACTTCCACGATGACCCAACTCGTTCTGACGCTTCCACTCCTGGAAGGTAGAAGACACATCATTCCATGATACCGTATTTCCCTCAATCAGTTCGTCAGTATGTGCATACTCGCGAATGAATCGAGCAATGATGTCCGAGTCGTCCTGGTACTCGTTGGTGTATGCATCCACTTCGGGAGGTGGAGACAGCTTTCCAAGTCCTTTGCCTTCGGTGTAGAGGTGAATCAGGTAGCTCATGAAGCAGGTCGCCCATTCAGGAGACAACACCTTTTGTTGAATCGTCTCATCCACCATGTACTGGTTCGGTCCTTGTGGGTTCATTACGAACTTGGACGGAAAGTGAACCACCTTCAATCGTCGCCAGGTGCCGCCGTCATTGGTATTCACGGGTGGCTTCTCGTTACACGCCAAGTGCATCTTGGCTTGAACGTCAAATTCTACAATCTGCTTGGAGCCTGCAAACAAGTCGCGTCCAGAGACCTTCTCGCAACTGGTCAACTCTTTGAGAACACCGGTCGACAACGGTTCTCCTTCATCTGGCTCAGACATCATCACGAAGCGACGACCCTTCATACGAATCAACTCGGGAGCTGCCGCACCTGCCTTGTTACGCTTCTGTGTGAACATCGCCACATTCACCTTGTAGCAGTAGTCACCCATCGCGGTTGCCATCAAGTTCAACAACATCGACTTGCCGTTCGAACCGTTACCGGTCATAATCATGAACCGAGGCTGGAAGACACCTGAGATACAGGTTGCAAGATGCTTCAAGAAGAACATGCGAACACTGGGAATGGGTAAGATTCGTTCGAGGAAGGTGTTGAGGTCTTTCCAACAGGCGAACTCGTGATACTTCATGTCAGGCTTGTAGTCGATGTTCGTGCACATGCTGACATAGTCGTCGGGTCGACCCTCGCGGAAGGTCTGTGTCAGTGTGTCGAACATTCCATTGTTGAAGGCGATGATGTGCTTGTTATCGTCGAGCTTCTTGGCAAACTCTGCGTCGTGGAACAGCACTTGGCACTCACGCATGATGTTGTTCTTGAAGGCGTTGCTCTTGAGCTTCAATCGAACCGTTGAATACTGCTTCATCTTCTTCTCGGACTTGCATCCTTCACACTCAGGGTCAGGCTCCTTGTGCTGACAACCTACATGCTTCAATCTCTCTCCTTCAATCAGAGACTTCTCCAAGAACACCTTGGCTACATCCGAGGAGAGACGCTTCAAGAGTTCTACACCCTTCTCAGAGTTCTTCCAGATGTGTCCGACATAGTAGTACCAGTCGTTGTTGACGAAGGAACCACATCGGAACTCGTCTCGGTACTTTGCGTGAACGACTAAGGCCACATCGTAATCGGATGCAGTCGCAGCGGCATCATCGACTAGCTTGTCCACATTTCGGCTCTCAATCTCATCGTAACCGGCTCGGTTGTCCTCTCGTGACCAGTATCGCAAGCTCTTTTCACCGAGTCGTTCACCTTCGACACGGAAGCCGAATCCGTTCCACTTGTTCATGCATTGCGACTGATTGTAACTACCTGGCTTGGTCGCATTGACTTGTTCACTGAAATCTTGGAACACATCTTCCAAGTCGGGGTGGATGTTCTTCAGACAGACTCCCACTTCAATCCAAGACTCATACTCAGTGTATCGCTCAGGTTTAAGGTTGAAGACATGGTCGCGAATGTATTGTTTACGAACTGCAGTCAAGGGTTCAATGTATTGTCGTCCAGGGGAAGACGCACGAGAATCGTTAGCCTCTCGTGTGGTTGTGCGTCCACGAGATACGCAGCGAGCTACTTCGGTAGAGGGAGCCCTGCAGTTCTGCTCGCCATAGGGTGTCAAGGGTGTCTCTTCGGATGGAAGAGAGCGTGTAGAGAGCTTGCGAATCAAGTCCAAGGTAGGGACGGCAGGGACTTCGTTGTCGATGCTGAGTTCGCCGGTTTCATGGTCGTAGTCTATCACATAGCGAACCTTGTAAGGCAGTGCTCCATCGTCCTTCTTCTTCGAGCCTAGGATAGGCCAGTGTCCATTGTGGTTGAGAGGGCTGGTGTCATAGACCTTGTTCCAATCGTGCATGAGACCAAGGTTTGGGTAGAACTCTTCCATTCGGCGCACCAAGACACGGCGCACAGTCTCCTCCACAGAAGGACGAGACTTGATGGAAGGAATCTGGATGTGGATGCCGGATGCAGAGAGGTTCTTGCTTGACTGGAAGGTTGGATTGTCCTTTTCCAAGACATAGATTTCCACATCGTCTTTCAAGTCCACGAGCTTTCGCACTTCCTCCATGTACGCCTTCACGAAGGACATGGTTTGTGCTTGGGTATGCTTGTGCTCTTCAACGATACCCTCATACTTGAAGTCTAGGTCAACACGAAGCTCTCCAATCGGAGTGCATCGCTCGGTGTAATACATCGGCACGCCGTTCAGGATGTTCGCATAGTAAAGCTCGTAGAATTTAGTTAGGTCATCTGAATTGACTAGCCAATGTTCATATCCGTCCATTGTGTTGAAGGTATAGGGTTGTCCCTTTTCAGTTTTACGTCCTGCCCTTTCTTGCTCAGACTTTCCATTAGGGTTTCCCCCTAGAAAGAAGTCAAGCTTAGTAGGCATTGCTGTGTTAATACCTCCGAGAAGAATGCTACGAAGCGTCCGTTTTGAACGCATGTTTCCAGATTTCAAAAGGAATCTACACCGTTCTAATAAAACAAGGCACAATGAAGTTCTGTAAGCAGTGTAACAACTTCCTCTACTCCATTGAGGAGCGAGACAAGACCGCATTTCTTAAGTGCCGCAGCTGTCCTTACGAAGAAGAGATTACAAAGGCAAATCCTGTCGTGTACGAGCACGACCTTCAACAGGATACCTCGGTTCAGTATTCAATCAATCCGTATCTAAAATATGACCCAACTCTACCTCGCTTTACAACGATGATTTGCCCCAATGAGACCTGCTCGACCCGAGGCAGTGACTCACAGATTGTAGGCATCAAGTTGGACCCTGTCAATGTTCGATGGTTGTATCAGTGCGCAGTGTGCAATACCACGTGGAAACAGCTTGCACGAGGTTAGAAGCGCTTAGGACCACTGGAAATCATATTGCCTTGGACCCAGCCCGCATTCTGTGGGATACGATGGTAGGTTCCGACTACATTGTTCGCAGGTAAGCCACCGAGTTGTTGACTCTTGGATGAAGTCGTTGAAGTGATACTGCTACTGGACGACCAAGAGACGGTGGACAGGTTTTTTGGGTTGTTGGTTCGTTCAGGCTGTCGTGAGCGCACATAGTTCAATCCAGTGATGACGGTCTCTTGTGGGTTGACGACATAGGCTGCTTGACTCGTTTTTACAATGGAGTTGATGACATTCACGGTGGGTGCAACTTGGTCTCGGGTCTGGATTGCACGAGGGGCATTTCCAGAGGTATACGCAAGTGCAGCCGTCTTATATTTCAAGTAGTTGGTATAGTCCGACGCAGAGAGAGTTGGCATTACTTTACTTCACGAAAAACCTTCCGTTGAACTGCGGCGACTTCCACTGAGGAATGGCAAGAACGGATTGTGCAAAATACATCTCCTGTCCTGCACTCGACGCACGAAGCTGAGCGGATTGATAGGAGTTCTTGGTCACCGCCAAGAAGGTTCGTGACTTTTTCTCAGGGTCAGCTGGAATTGTTGCGTGGGCTCTCAGTACAGTAGTCGCACTGGATGCATCGGGTATATACGGCATTTATGTAAAACGGAAGATTTTCACACAAAACAACCTGTTGAATAACAATGGACCATCCCGAAGTCAAACCAGTCTTTCGAACGCAAGTCATGGACGCCTTGAAGGAACCCCGCAAGACACGTGAATACTTTACGAAATACGAATACACAACCTTACTCGCTACACGCGCAGAACAGATTGCACAAGGAGCGAAACCGCTGGTGAGTCTAGACGGACTCAAAACAAGCGACCCGATGTTTGTATGGAATGTTGCGAAACGAGAAATTGAACAACGAAAGCTACCCTTCTTGATTCGTCGTCAGATGCCCAACGACACGGCAGAGTATTGGTCAGCCCAAGAGTTAGAGGTACTATGGTGATCCCGACATTCGTTCGAGTGTCTCTTCGGAAGGAGGGTATAACAAGAGAGGTGGCTGGGATGCAATAGGTCCATAGAAACGAGGTGGTTCATGGGTAATCAGCTTCATGGCCATTGAAATGTCGACACTGTTCTCGGGAAGGAATCGCTTTTTCTCGTTGGCTAAATCGCGTTGGACTCGTGCGGGAAGGTCTACGACACCTGGAAAGACCTTCTGCTGGACGCCTAGGGTTGCAAAGGAAAGAATCAGTAGAAGGACGATGACGCCCACAACAAGGACACGAGTTTTCATTATTTCTTCGGTAGACAAGAAAAACGGAAGTAGGAAAGGATAACAAGAGAGAGTATGGACTTCCCAATACCGATTCGTTGCTATACCTGTAATCTGCCCATTGCGGGCAAATGGAAACACTATCTAGCGTTGGTGAAAGGGAATCGTGTTGAAGATGGTCGTTCTGAAAAGGATGAGTTGGTGTATCTCACCTCAACCACTCAAAAAACGGCTGAGGGGCGTGCTATGGACAATCTTGGATTGACGCGGGAGTGTTGTCGCAGGCATTTCTTGACGCACCCGGGGGTTTAAGAAGAGTTTAATTGTGCATTCATGACACCGCATTGACCGCGACAGCTCATAGCAGTCCTTCTCGGAACAATAGTGAATCTCCGGAATGCGTATCCGTAACACCTCCATTCCTTTTTACTTCACAGTAAAGAGTAAATGTCTTCGTATAGTGAATACTTAGGACGAATGCAACAGCGCCTTGCAAAGGTCCAAGATACACGCCCTCATCGTGATGCAGGACACCAAACTGAAATCGTCAAACGATTAGCAGCCTCGGGTGTTCAAGAAAGCAAAACTCCTGCGTCTTCATGTGTCCTTGTGTTGGATGGACCTTCGACTCAGGTGAACTCACGCTACGCCAAGGCACACACAGTCCAAGACCAATCCATATACAACGAATACACTGCGGGACAGGCAGTGGCTCAATCCCAACTTCCCCGCAATGCAAAAGCTTCCCAGATTGCCCCGGTATGCTACTCCTCGACGGCGATGCCTGAATACAATGACCTGCTTGCGACAGATACAGAGGCCGCACTCAAACAAGCGGCAAAGAACGCATACCAACGCGGTTATTCATCCGCAGCCTGTTGCCAAGTCTGTGGTAAGCCACCTGTGCTTTCGCGAGGGTGTGCATGTTCCTTAACGGCCGCACAGCAAGCTGCGTTGAAGGACAAGGTAGGAACTCGTGTAAGTATTTACTGAACTTCCTCGTAGAACAATAATGTTGGAGGTCTATACCTTTACGATGGAACGGCCTCCTCAGTGGATTGATTTGTCGATGACTCCACTCGACGAGTTAGCACAAACGGTTGAAGACATTTGTGCCCACCAAACGGATGTTCGATTATGGTTTGGGTATCTCGATGGATGGATGTTGACACCGCATGAAGAAGTCATTCTACGCAAAGCATTGCGTAAGTTCACGTGTGGACTGGTGACAGCCTTTCCTCTTTCGTTGTCGCATGCGTGGAAAAACGAAATCAATACCCTCTACACAGAAAGACCCAATGGATTCACCAACACTGACAACGATGGTCGTATTGTACACAATGGGAGTCAAGTTGAACACCGACACTTTGGTTCATGAACTACCACTTACTGAGCGTATTATCAAAATCGAAAAACAAGGAGTTCTTCGTCGTGGAGAGTCTCGCAAAGACCGTATTCGTCATCGCAAGACCACTGCACAGCCCCGAAGGACGACAGGATTCGGACACAATAGCATTACCTTAGTCGTATTGTCTTCGGGTGATGGGACATTACTGGATAAGGAAATCACTATCAAAATCTTCCAGAACGGCGTCTTTCATATCACCGGTGTCTTGGATGAACTTTATGACCGGGATGTCACTGCACGATTGCGTGACCACATCACAACCACTTGTCCTCATGCGGTCATAGAAGGAACATGGACCCCTGACCAGCGTCGTGTTGTACTCATGAACTACAAGACCAAACTTGTCGGAGTGACCAATCTCTCGCGAGATACACTTCACGCAACACTGCGCACGAAAGGATTCAAGACCAACTATGAACCGGCAGTCTATCCTGCGGTGAAAATCTACTTCCCCGACACCAAATGGATTGCGAAAGTGTTTCGAACCGGCAACATCATCTTGACTGGAATGACGCATTCGTCTGAGTGCGATAGTCTCATGACCAAGCTGCGGGCGGTTCTCGTTTAAACTATCGGGACTTCCTATAAATATGCAGGCTCGTGAACTCACACCCGACGAAGTTCGAGAAGGAGAACGTAATATCAACGACACTCAGTTGACCGCAACCCAGATTCAAGCATTGGTGCGACAAATGGATGGGAGCAAAGCAAAGTATCGTGCTTTGAAACAGAGTGGAAAGAAGTTGGAATACGAACAAGCTGTCAAGGCAGAGAACGAAGCTCTCTATTTCAATTACCCCAGTCTTTATCAACTACACATTGAAGACCGACTGGACCAAACCTTTTTTGAAATGTTGAACTTGAAGAGAAAAATTGAAAAAGGTGAGATGACTGCTGAACAAGCTTCGGCGGTTGTGGGACAGCAGTTGTTTAATCGCTTTGTCCCCCATGTCATTTCAAACAACGCACCTCCGATGGCACGCATGTCGTATGAGGATTACTATCGTCAATCTCGTTCGTAAGGATGTTTATCCGGAGTTTCATCGTGAGGTTCGATGTTGCGGAACTTTTGAACAGTCTTTTTAATTGGGACCTCTTTACCCATCCACCAATAGACCAAAAAGACAATCGCCAAGATAATACTTACACCTATAATGCTTACGAGTATGTTTTGTGCTATTTGTCGTGCCATTTCTCCTGGTGTTCGTGCTCCTTGGGCATACGCCATTGTAGCTTGGTCTCCGAGTCCACCGGGTCCACCTGGAAGAGGAGGAAGGAATAATACTTGGGGTTTTGCAGAGTTCTGTCCCATTTATTACTTACGAATCTTTCAATTCACTCCGAAGTTCCATCAGTATCTTTCCTAACACGTTCTTTCCAGGCCATCGTTCAGGGTCTTTGGCTTTTGAAGTGTCGGCCGAGGTTCCGATACCCCAGTACTTTCCACGAGGGTCGGCTTCGGCAATCGGTCGTGTACCCGTGTCGCGCAGTTTCTTCAGTAACTCTGGATGCTGCATGAACTTGGCTTTGACCGCCACACGCATCACCTGGTCTTTTCGTTCGTTCCAAGCTTCATCATTGAAGTTCTTCACTTTCTTTCCATACGACTTCACCGACTTTGCACTGGCTGTCTTCATGATTTTCGCTTGAATCTCTGCGTCTCCAAACTGTTTAGCCTTGGACCATTGATAGTAGTGTTCCACCGTTGGAAAGGTAGTTCCATCGATTTGAATCGGTGCTTCGTGCATACTACTGAACTCTTTGAACTCATTCAACGCTGGATTGCCTGCGAAGAAGAACACCGGTGCCTCACCTTCTTCGACTGGGAGTTTGACTTTGAGCACTCGTTTCTTTGGTTCCTTGGGAGCTTCCTCTTTGGGTTGTTCCTTGGGTTGTTCCTTGGGAGCTTCTTCTTTGGGGACTTCGGCTACAGGAACCATCGGCACTTCGACTTCTTGCTTGGCTTCAACACGCTTGAACATGAATCCGCGGTGAAGGAACGAGAACGCTTGCAGGTCACCGGTTAACACGAACTGAGTCTGAGACGCATACTCTTCACTGAACGCCATGGTCTTCACAAGTTCAAACCCATTCTCTCGTAAGATGTCTGTGACCTTTCCAAACGGAACGAGATACTCTTTGGTTGGACGCTCGAAGCTCTCCAACTTGACCGTAATGGTCTTTCCAAACTCTTCGGTCCACCCATCTCCATCGGCATACTGCTTGGAGAACTCACCAAACACCTGGTCTTTTGAACGGAAGTGATGTCCATCCTTTCCAAGCAGTAAGGAATAGACCGATTGTCCGTCCATACAGGTTCCGAAGAATACGCCTTTTCCATGGCGCGTGAGATTGCCTACAAAGGTTCGGAAAGTCTCTTCGGATTCACACGCATAATGAATGGCGAACTGGCACGATATCACATCAAACTCAGTCAGTCCAACAAACTTCTGCAAGTATTCGGTTGGAGCCGGTGCTTGCTTATCTAAAATCTTAATGTATCGGTTGTCCTGTTGTAACAGAGGCTGGGTCATATCGCCTTCAATGAACAACGCAGGAGGTAACTTTTGCTTATTATTCTCGTGAAGGTATCGAACACATGCACCCTGTCGTGACCCTTCAATGTTTCCACGCGAGTAGTCAACGCCTACAATCTTCGACGGTTTGGTCTTACGCCACTTGTGAAGGTCATTTGCCCGTCCGACTGCAAGTTCTAGTAGCGTATCGCCCTGTTTGATGTTGACTTGATAGAGCTTCTCTTTGATTTTGTTGTGGAAACTCATCACATCTTTCATGACTCGGTCGCGTGCTTCAAGACTGTCTCGATAATACAGTTCGTCTTCAAAGGTATCGCTGGGAGGACTGCTTTGGACTGTGCGAATCATCTCTTCGGACACTGGATTATGAATGTTGGTCCAGATAGAGTCTGCGACTTGAATGTCATTCCCAAACTGGGGTTGATTCAACACTCGGTTCTGGTAGGTCTTGTCGTAGCGTGTTCGCATGATTTTCCATCGTCCACGCTCTACATCACGAGAACATTCAATGATGGTCTTGTCTTCAATACGATTTCCCTCTTCATCGACTGGAACACCTTTTGCGTTGACCGGAATCAAGATTTGGTACGCGTCGGGTGCTTTGGGTGCGGTGGGTTGAAAGGGTGAAGGAGCACGGTCTCGTGTTTCAGAGGCTACACGCATTTCAGCTGGGATTTCAGGAACCTTGTATTCACCGGTGAGTGTCTCACAGGGATACACGATGTCTGACCCTGGACTACGGGAGATGAAGAGGTTTCCACGCACGACTCGCTGACCAATCACTGGGTCATAACTTTCACCCATCTTGAAAGTCACGAAGAAGTCAATGGAGTTCTGACTTGCAGGTTTCCACTTGTAGACATTTAACCAGGTATCTCCTTTGCGCTCTCCAATGGGTGCGACAGGAGAGGCTCGCGGTGTGAAGATAAGACCATCGGTAGGATACTCGAATTGGGTATCGAGCATGGTTCGGATAGCCTGTTCCATCGCAGGTCCATTGCCCGCAAGGAACAACTTGGTTTCAATGCGTAACGGTGTTCGTGCAGACGCAGTGGTGAAGTCTTTCTTGAGGTCTTCTACGAACAGATGTGCGCATCCGAGACGACTCTTCAATGGGTCTTTGGTCACATCTTCATCGGTCGTCATCAACGGTAATCGCAACAAGTTCTTGCCTCGGAAATGGTAGGCGTCGAAGATGCAGTAGAGATTGCGGTCATGAAGGTACTCTCCATCTAGAATATCCCCTACATGTGTATCCTTGGTCGCAACCAGTCCAGTCCATGCAATACGTCCATCACGTGACCATCGGAGAAGGTGTTTGTCTCGTGCGACTACCAAGAAGCATCGTTCTCCATCGGCTTTATTGGTGACGGTATAGCCTGTGAGAATGTTGTTCGGTCGGTCTGCAATCAGATGTCTACGTTCCATCGTGACTGGATTGATGAAGCGCATCTTGGTGGCTTCCAAATCCATTCGGTAACGTTGAAGGTCGGATTCCGTGATGAGGAAGGCAGATTGCTGGAACGCAGCCAACAAGGGTTCAACATTTCGGAGCATGGACTCCACTACCGCTTTTGCAGAGGCTTTCTTATCAATCACTTCCACTTCCAGTTCATAGGTGGGTGTCTGACGAAGAATCTCTGCAAAGCTCTTGTGTTGTTTCAACTTGGTCTTCACTTGCGACAAGTCTATCTGCAATAGTTTATCTGCGGTCTTCCAGGATTTGCGGTGAAGAATGCGGACATACGAAGCCGCATCCATCGGTGAACCACTGAAATCCTTACGAAGCGGTTCTTCATGTCGAAGTGTGAATCGGAGTCGGAGTTCAGGCACATCAATCATGTCTTTGGTGGATTCGGTCTTCATCGCATCAAAGTATCTGCGCTTTCGTTCTACGGACAAGGGGACGCCGCGGAAACTACTGGTGCTACACACTTTGTGGATGTTCTCGGCTCCAAACACCGAGACGCGCAATCCATCCGAGTATGAAAAGGTTGCGCGGTGTTGGTCGGTTGAATCGCCGAGTGTAATGCCTTCAATGGCTTTGACGATTCGGTCGGCAGTGTCCTTGGTCTGAAGTTGACCTGCGAGCACTTTGATTTCAAGTTCTGCGTGTGTATCTTTTGCTGCAATTGACACTAATTCTTGAATGTCCTTTTGGACAGACGAAGGAATGAGAGTCTCCATATTATCTTTCTACATGGATGCAATTCCGTCCGTTTTTTCAAAACGAATCTTCGCATTTGAAAAGTGGATGATTTCAATGGAGCAACTACTATCACTATTGAATGAATTGGAGGAGTCGAACTTACCTACCATGGGCCAAGAGGATATCATTCTCGGTCCTTCCCTACTCGTCGAACGTATTCAAGCCTATGCAAAGGGTTACCTGATTAATGAGGTGGGTGAACCTCACTACGAGTTGATTGATACCTTATACCATGAGCACAACTACTTTGTACGACCAGGGTCACGAACCAAAGAAGGACATGCGACTGCATTCCTTGCCACCAAAAAAGGGTTCATTGCTTTCGGTTAAAATCCATCTTGCGCTGGTCTAGGTAATAGGCAACTCGTTTTTCGATTTCAAGTAGGCATTCATCGGAGAGGACATCGGACGAGACTAATACACCGTTTTGCGTCTTTGTGAAGTTGTCGGTGTATCGCTTGATAATGTCAAAAATCTGTCCATGCTCTTGTGCGTCTAGTTTGTCAAGGTGTTCTTTAAGCTTTTCCTTCTGGGAGCGCTTCATTTGTCTTTGCCTCTGGATTCAATCTGACCTTTCGTTTCCGCGGTGCCTCGGGTCCTTTGGCTGCAGAGAGTTCGACAGTCACCTTCTTGACTGCAGAGTCCTCTTTTCCAACGGGAGCGGCTATCATTGGTGCATCGTCCACGGGTGTTTGGACGGTCTCTTGTGCGGGCTGAACGATTTTTAACAGTTTACCTAACACGACAATCGACTCGTCGCCCTGTTGGAATCGTGCACCAACCACTTCGTATTCAATCTCTTCCTTCTCGTTGACTTCTTCAAAGTCGGAAACTCCAATGTGAAGGTCACGAGGCAACAAGGCTTTGATTGGCGTAGACTCTGCGTGCAATCCCAACTTGCTTTTGAGGACCACAGGCATACGAAACACTTGTCCTGGGTGAGGCATGCATAAATCGGCTTGAAACTTGACTGTATACTCTAATCCGCCCTTGATGTAGTTCACGCGACCCAACGAATGTTCAATAACTGTAATGCTTTTCGGCTGGACGTAGCCTTCCGACAAGCAGATTCCTTCATACTTCATGCGCAGTTGTGCAACCAAACTGGCTTGGATATTTCGTTGGAGGAATCGAGAATCAATGTGGACATTTCGTACGAGTTCGCGTCGTTCAAACAAAGGGTCACCCATACACTCTACTTACTGACTCCTCCGAATTCATTTTCTAAATGCCTCCGTAAAGACATCTTGATTCGTAGGAGTTTGTCCTTTGGAGGCTTTTCCATCGTAGAGCACTGCAAGTTCTTCGGGTGTAATCCACACACAGTTATGCTCTTCGCGGCACAGCAGTTCAATGTAGACACAGCGTTGAGGACCTGTCATTCCCTTGGTTCCGACCTTAGGCAATCCTACACCTTTTGAATCGATAAAGGTTGCAAACGAGTTCATGACACCTGTCGTGTTCTCGCCGGTATCACAGACAATCGGTTCAAACTTCTTGCTTCCCTTCTCTCGCTTGCGGGTAATAGTGTCTCCTTCCACGGACATCTTACTGATGGTCAACTTACCGTTCTTCAAGGACGCAAACAATGTATCTTTTTGTTCAATGAACTTGTTCAACAGTGCAGCATTCCACGCTCGATACGCGGTCAGGTCATCTCCAATCGGTGGTTCAGGCGGTTCAAAGGTATCCTTTCCAAGCACAATGTAGTCGGTTCCGTCGACATACAATCGTGACGCAAACGGAAGGGATGGATGTGTTTTAAGATAGGCTCGCTTCTCACCGTCTGTAAACACATGGTCAAAGATATATCCGTTCAAGACTTGTTGTGAAAAGCGAGTGGCTGCATCGCCTGGAAATGTGAATGCTTTACGTTTCACATCCATCAGGTCGGAAGCAATCTCGGACGGTGCTGCGGACGGTTTCACTTCGGGCAGGTCGATATTTCCACGCACAGGCGGTTCGGTCGTGCGTTCGACCATCGTTTCATTGGGAGTTCCAATCGCTGCAAGTGCATACAGGTCTCCTCGTGACTCCAATAAACTCGGACGACCAAAGGAATCCTTGAATCGGAATCCAGACGAGATGGCTTGTTGAAGGTTATACAACACCACTTCACGCGTATACGGTCGCAAGACACTGATGAGTTCTTCGCGCGCCCAAATAGGTTTATCCACCAAGAGTCGTGAAACCTTTTCAAGCACTTCGTCACGCACATCCAAATAGGTGGAAAGAGGACGCACATGTTCAGGGTCTTCTACACTGGGTTGAACGATACAGGCCGCTACATCGGGCGTATCATCAAAGGTAGGAGCCATCATTCCACGCAAACGGTAAGTCACTGCTTTTCGTCCTTCGGATAAAGTCTGGTCGATTTCCAAGTTCTTCCAGTCTTCGGGCAGTGTATTGATGGAGTTTTGTAACGGACAATCCATCGCAGATTCCGCCAAGACTTTACGCACTCGCGCAATCTTCAAGGCTTTTTGTTCGACTTTGGTGCGGTAGGTGTATTCATCAAAGCACTCCTTTCCATCGCCTGTGCGCATCACATGGAAATACACTGTGCAGTTCTGCTCTTCGAAGGGAAGGATTTGATGGGAACAGGTGCGTAATCCTCGTCCAACCACTTGCTCGATACGACTCATGTTCCACCACGGGTCCAATACATGGATTTGACGCATGTATCTGAAATCCACACCTTCCGACACAATGGGCCCTGCGACCACGACACGGATTTGTGACCCATCGCGATTGTTGGGCTTCTTGACCGCAGACAATAACTTGGAAATCTCGTTCTCGGAACTGTCCGAAGTCAAGAGAATGTAACGACCTTGTGTATTTCCCTTGTAACTTGATGAAGCCAAGAGTGGAGTGCCCGTGAACGGCGCATATCCATGCTCTTCCAACGCCATTGCAAACAACCGTGCTCCCAACGCAACAAAGTTGGAATAGACTAAACAGACACCTGTTCCTTGTTCGATGGATTTCAACACCGTCACAAACTTTGCGGCATGATTGGGGAGTGCTTCGGGTGTTAAGAACGGTTCACCCACATAGTCATATTGCTTTCCAGACGACTTGAAGAGTTCATTGAACGACTTGTTTCCGGGTGGAACTACCAATGTGGACTGCATTAACACTCGCTTCTTCTCTTCGTCATCGACCTTCTCAGTGCCTGTGAGTGTCGAGAGCTGAATGCCTTTGGCTTCGGATTCAACCAACGCCAAATATTGAATACGCTCTGCGGGTGCGATGGGTTTTCCGAGAAAGGAAGTGTTGAGTTCCCGTGAAATGGATTTGGGTGGAGGCAGACGGAAGGGAAAGGTGAATGGATTCTCGCCCTTGACGAACGAGACATAGTTTTGGCACCAGGTTCGAAAGCGTTCACCCCCAGGTCCTGTCTTCAAGGTTGCGTCTGGGTTGAAGAAATCAGTAACCTTGACCGATTCATTGGGCTTTTGCTTGCGGTCGTTCCACAAGAACAGATTCATGTAGAATGCGATTTCACTGTATGTGTCGTACATCGGTGTAGCCGTCAAAAACACCAAGACCAATCCATCGGCGGTCTTCACAAGATTCTCCAATCCACGCGTCACACCTTTCATTCCTTCATCGTCTTTGGATTCACGGATGTTGTGAGCTTCGTCAATAATCAGCAATCGATTGTCAAAGTTCTCGTGGACCCATTCACGGTCAATGTCCTTTTCGGTGCCTCCGAGTTTGGACATGATGAGTGTGCCGAATGAACTATACGCACTGAACTCGTAGAACTCCTTGATAATCAAATACGAGGTGCGTTCGAGTTTCGCACGGATTTCAGGATTGTTCCAGTTCTTGGGTTCAGATTCAATCCGCATCAACATGTCGAGATATCTCCTACCCGTGCACTGTTTGGACTCCAAGGTTCCTGCTACGGTATCGATATTGACTCGACTCATATCGAACAACTGGGTTTGGAAGTTGTCTTGAACCGCAGCCGAGGCTACAATCATGACCTTCTTGTCTTGGAACTCGGGACGCAAGATGTATTCTTCGGCCACTTGAATCGCACTGCAGGTTTTGCCTGTTCCTGTCCCGTGAATCATCAAGAGGTTACGGTTCGCACTGTCGGGGGATAAGACACGACGCAAAAACACCTGCTGACTTTGGAGTTTGAATCCCGATTGTTGGGTGGTTTCACACGCTTGGTTGCGAAGAGACTTCAGCGCATCAATCGATGCGGGCGGAAGGCGTTCGTTTGTAATCTCCGACAACTCGGAGTGGGTGAGATTGACCATTGTTTACTGCTTACGAGTTTTCTTGGACCGAGGACGACGATAGGTTTTGCGTCTTGAATAGAGTGGACGACGACCACCTTTACTGAGTGTCTTAATACGTTGTTCTCGCACTTGTTCGCGTGAGAGGGATACAGTAGGTCCTGCTAACAAGGTTGATAGTTCTTTATGTAATGCTTCAATACGAGGAATAGGGTCTGAAAAAGGAGACGTCATAGCGTTCGCCCATGAGGAACTAAGTAATGTCTTGATAGAGTCATCCTCCAAATACAGAGGTGGAGGTGGGTTTAAAAAGCGACCACAGACATAGTCTGAAAGAGCTGATGTGATTAAAGAGTATTCGAGGTATTCATCTACTGTAACTCCTAGGACAGCTGCAATACGGTCAATTCCGCCGTCTGCATTTGCGGTTGTGATAAATACATCTCGGAATGCACTTGCATGTTTATGATCCAATCCAGGAGAGGATTTCAAGAGTTCAATAAACCGAACATATTTTGAATAGACTTCTTTATCTGGATATCCTTGAATCTGTGGAATACATGCCATCAATCCTTCCGCAACGATAAAGAGTGGAAGAAAGGGTGAAAACGGTACAGTTTGTGGCGACTGCTCCGGAGACTGCGTGGGAGACTGCGTGGGCGACAGAGTCATGGTCTGTGAAACACCTCCTTTTAACTCTCCTTCTAACTCTTGTTTGATGTCATCAGATACAGTTTCACCTTCACTTATCAAAGCAGTAAAGAGTGGATGTGTTACTTGTTTATTTCCATATACCTCAATCATATTTGTTATCTTTGCTCCTGAAACCCATCCTCCACGTCGTCCACCGGACGTGATATCCATTACTTCATCATCAAAGTCACCACCATTGTTTAGTTTAATAATGGTTTCGAGAGCAAAGTCCTCTTTTGATAACGGGATACGTTTGGTTGATAAATGAAGTTTTTGTTCTTCTAGAAAGGCATTGAATTTAGGAAGTTCAGATCTAGATAGAGTGCTAGGGGCATCAACAACTTTCTTAACTGAATCGTTTGGAATGGTTGCAATATATGGTAGAAAGATATATGTATCCTTTTTACCCATTACTTTTGCGCGAAAGGAGGTTTTAAAGTCAATACTATCAACACTCTTAAAAAGCTCTGTCTTTTCAAATTGAGATTCAAAGGCGGCACTTGTATTAAATACGTTGTTGTCTCCGTCGTAGACATCTTTTCGTGAATGAAATTGCCACAATGCAATGGCGTCTAAGATTGCTTTATGTTGAACACAAACGTCCTTACTATCTATCGCGGTTGCTAATCCATTTCCAGTGGGAAGTGTATAATAATGAGCTAAATGAAGCAGTGACTTGAAGTATGGTTTCAATGAGCCTACAAAGTCTTTAGGTGAGATAGCAGCATATGCTTCGTTGGATTTATCTGTATACACCTTGATACGACCGTCAATAAATATCTTCAAGTTCGCTAAAAATTCTTTTAATTTCGACCTATCATACTTTGCAACTTCTTCTTTGCAAGTAGCTATGATTGCTTCTTTTGCCGCAACGTCTAATTCAGAGTTTTTCAATACATAACACTCTGCCTTGTTCACTCCAATAAATACTACACTCACACCCATTTGTAGTGCATAAGCAACTGCGATTTGGTCGTGAGAAACAAAATAAGGTAAACACTTTTCAGGAAGTTGTTTATCGAAAGTGCGTTGTTTCAATTGAAGACAGCATAGAGCCTGCAACCAATCACCACTTCGTTTTTGTGCCCATCCTGAACCTACGTTAAACTGTTTTGAAATAGGAGCTGCCTTTGTTCCTGTTAAGAAGTTCTTGAAGAGAGTGAGAATACTGGTAATCGCATTCTCCTTCTTTGAGTTTTTTATGGTTCGAACTTGTGTTCCAGTTTGATTCGTTACTGTGAGGTCAGTTTGAGCTTGTTCTGTTGTTCCGAACGTGGATTTTTGTGTACGAATGGGTGATATCGACAATGTATAATTTGAAAAAAACTTCTCAGTAGGTCTTCCCTTTTCTGCATTGAACCCAAACGGATAGGTTATAGGCTCAGTTCCTGTTTCAAGAACTGCTTGTAACGTAATTCCTTCCTTTTTCGGCTTTTTAAAGAGATTGTCGGTTACAGGTGTTTTAGGTGCAGGATCGTTTACAACTTCACGAGTCATCACATAATACAATGTAATATCTGGTTTGGACGGACCTTGTTTGAGTCTGGATAGAAAGCCATGCTGGTTAAAATCAACAACGAGCGCCGAGTTTGTTCCCAGTGTTTCGCCAATTGTTGCTCCATCTGCGGTTCCCAAATTGAGTTGAGTGATTGTAAACTTAACGTTGTTCACAGTAATCTCCTTTGCATTTTTTAATAACTCCTTATAATTACTCGTATTCATCACTGTGTTGAGACATTTTGGTTCATCCCAGGTTGCAGTGCTCTTAGAAGGAATTGAAGCATTAAAAAGACTATCATAGTTTCGACTACTATACTCTCCAAAATCATGGATCGAATCTGCCGATGAAAGATTCGCAATAATTCCCTCCATTATCTACTTTCCACATTTCATTTCACTTACCACTCCATGAGAATGTCTTCCAATCGGCACTCTCCGACCGGTGCGGTCTCCAATCGCTGATTCACCTTATCGAGTGTATCGTCTTCGGGTGCTTCTTCCTCACCTTCGGGCAATCGTGCTTCATCCACCAAGATGTCCACGAATCCAGTACCACAAGGAGGTTTCTGTCCGAACATGATGTTTGCAGAGACACCTCGCATACTATCCTTCTCCGCCCAGATGGCGGCATTGAACATAATCTTGGAAGTCTCTTCGAAGGACGACTTGGCTAGCACACCTGTCTCGTTCTTGCTCATACCGAATCGGTTCACAGGCACAATGCGTCCTCCAAAGGTCATCGTATCCACCAACACAGCCAAGTGTCGGTAGTTCACCTTTTCCGACGAGAAGACCTCATTGATTTCCTCATACAACGCCAGTCGTGCAGCTTCGATTCCAAACACTTCTGCGATTTCGTGAATGTCGTTCGAGAACGTGCGTGTTCCATCTACACCTGGAAACACCATGAGGTCATACAAGTTTGTGCCTTCTACATCCAGCACGTATTGCTCCACGGACTTGTATCCACCCAACTGTGCATCGTGTATTAACTCGTTCTTCACACGACGCTGGAACACTCGTCCAATGCCTGGAACACCGGTCAACGAAGTGTCTAATATCTTGTCCTCTAAGAATCTGAGTTGAATTGGGTTCTTAATCACTGCGGGGTCAAACATCAGTCGCATGACCAAGTTCTTGACGGATTTGGTGGTTGGGTCACTTCCAGGGTCCGAGTATCGACACTGCACAATCTTCAATGCAGGATTCGCAGACATCTTGGCTTGAATCTCCACCATGTCGAGGATATTGCGTGACGCCATTTGCAACTCGTTCATTTCCAATCGTAGAATCCACGGTGAAGTCGGTGTTCCATCTCCATCGCAGGAGAACTCTTCGTATCGCTGTAACATCTCGCGGTCTTCGTCAATGGCAGTGGTTGCTGCGAGAGGATATGGGTCATAGAAGATACGCACCGAGTTGGTAATGTCTCGCAAGGTAGTTTTCTGAATCTCCTTCATCTTCACCACGGCTGCGTCCTGACTTTCCATAAGTTGGCGTTCGAGATACACCGTATTACTGGGTCGTTTAGGATTGGAAGAAGCGGACAATAACTCTTCAATACGAGGAACACCCGAAGTCGCATTCGCCTTGGCTGTTCCTGCGCTGTGGAAGGTGTTCAAGGTAAGCTGTGTCGTAGGTTCACCAATGGATTGCGCTGCAAGTGCACCGACCATTTCACCTGCATGCACTTGGCTTTGAATGTATCGGAAACGAATCTCACGCATGAGTTCATCAAACAATGATTGACTGAATCGGTGCACGACAATTGACTTCTTGGGTGCGAGATAGTATCGTAGCAGAATGTGGAACACTCGGTTGTTCGGGAACTCAGCTACAAAGCGTCCGATTGCACTGGTCACATACTTCGGTGTCAAGTCGGTCTTGGTGCTATACGGATTCGTATACTTTTCTACAAGTCTCTTCAAGTTGACCGGTGCTTGAAGTGTGTCGACCTTCTTGTGTCGGAAGGTCTTGTTGAACAGAAGGTCTCGGTCTGCAATGAGTTCCTCCACTAAATCCGGTGTTTCTTCTACCGCTTCCTTCAAGAAGGGATTCACATCGGTAGGTGTCAATGCATACTCTGCATAGATGTTCTCCAAGGTCTTCAACACAAGGTCACACGACTGGTCTTCTACACAGATGGTATCGATTCCATCATCGCCGTAGTGGAACTGAACGATGTTACCATTCACATTGCGCACTGTGCCTCCATACTCGATGTGCTGGTCCTCCATAGTCTTCATCAATCTACGCTGAATGTAGCCTGTATCGGAGGTCTTGACAGCCGTATCAATCAATCCCTCTCGTCCAGCTTGTGCGTGGAAGAAGAACTCGGCAGGCATCAGACCATCCACAAAGCTGTGTTCGACAAACCCACGAGATTCCACTCCATCGTCGTAGCGTGTAAAGTGAGGCAGTGTGCGGTCTTGGAGTGTATATTGAACTCGCTTACCTTCAATCAACTGCTGTCCTAGTGTCGCAACCATTTGCGTGATGTTCGCTTCCGAGCCTTTGGAACCCGAATCCACCATCTGGACGATACGATTCAATCCATCGGCTCGTGCAGTCTTCTTCAAACTGTCAATCACCTCGGTGTTAATCTTGTTCACTACATCCTTCATAGCCGAAGAGATATCGTCTTCTAACTTTTCACCGTCGGACATACCCATGTTGTTGATGTATTTGCCTCCGTGGACATTGGTGAGAATCTCAGACACCTTGCGTCGTCCTTCTGCAATCTTATCCTTCACGAACGCATTGGTCTTGACATCGGCAATC